GGTGTCGAAGATTTAACTGCTTCGATCCCCATCATTTTAAGTTTTGGTTTGTTGTATCTTACACCTTCTGAGTCCCAAACATTGAGCATATATCTTTTCTTTGCTGTCCAGATACCACTCGATGCAATGTTCTCACGTTTCATAATCATTTTCTGGTCATAGGCACTGACATACTCGGCCAGTTCTTCGTAAGAACTTTGAATATAAGGCTCAAGTTCCATTTCACTGATCTTATTAAGGAACCCAACAACGCTCTCATCAGTTTTCTCTCTCCCCTTGTATACAGTCTCGACCAGAGGACCCATATTGAGGTAGATACTATCAGTATCACTAGCAATGACATAATCTTTTCCTTTAGTTTTTAATACCCTATTGAGGTATGTGTTCATTTTGTTTTCAATCCAACGAATGCTGAACTGACCACCATAAGTAATAGCTTCAGCATTCTTTAGATTAAAGTATCTAAAATACTGATTACCAATAGCACCATAAGCACTGTTCAATTGAATCTTACGTGCCATTTGAATATTATTAAACTTACTAATATCCTTTTCTAGTTTAGAAGATGGACTTCTTTCATAATCATCCTTTGCTTTGAGCATTTTCTTTTTATACAACGTACGTTCATTGTATATTTTTTGCATAATCTCAGGTAAAAATCCATGAATATCTTTACGATATTGTGCACCATTAGGTGCTACACAATATTCTCCATCTATCTCAACTTTCTTTGCGAGGAGTTTATCAACGGTAGCAGTCGGATGTCCTCTTTCAACGAGGGTTTCTGGGGAAATATTATATTGCATAATGAGATGAGGATACAGACTATTGAGATCAAAATTAACCACCCAATCATAGCGTCCTGGTATTGGTTCTTTGACATATGCACCTTCGTATTTTTCTGATTTGTCTGATCGTTTTGCGGGTGGGACAACTACACCTTTAGTCTTCAGAAAATTATAGATGATAGTGTCCCACATTCTCACCTGATAATATACATCTCTGATGTTTACCTTAGCATCATATGCTAGAGCAATAGCAAGTTCTATCAACTTCATCTTGTCCTCTAAACGAGAAACAAGTTCCACGTCAAGAATATTATAATCAATAAACTTTTGCCAATCTTTTGTATAGAAATCTTTAAAGTTTTCAAATTCGTTATGATCTAATTTTCTCTGTCCTAATTCCACAAATGCTATGTGGTCAAGACGATATGATTCTTGGTTAGTATAGGTAAACTTTTTATATAAGTCAAGATAATCAACAACGTTAATTCCATACATGTTGTATAGTATTTGATTACGACCTTTTATCTCCATTTCTTCTCTATGCACAATTCCCCATGGAGACATCTGCTTCATTTCTTTCTCACCAAATAATCTTTCCATACGTCCACAGATGTATGGTACATCATAAAGTTCTACATTCCACCCCGTGAGAATATCTGGGAAATTAGTAATCCAATAGTCAAGAAAACAACGGAGCAAATGTTCTTCACCGTTGCACAATACATACTCAACGTCATCTCTATTGTTTGTATACGGTTTGGTACCCCATACTTTGATCTTACGGCTGATATAGTCTTGGACTGTAATGCTAAGAAGAGGTTCCGAGCATTCCTGCACGTTAGGAAACCCATTTTCACATGCCACCTCAATATCAAGAGATGTAATTTTAAGACTTTTAACTTCGTAATCAACTTCTTTCGGAAACTCTTTCGATATGAATTGATAGAGATACCTGTCATAACCATGAACCTCGAAATTTTCTATATGTTTATATTTCTCAGCAAAAGCTCTTGCTTCTTTGACAGAATCAAACCTTATTGGTTTTGCATACCTGCCATCAAGAGTTTTGTGTTTAGTTTTTCTATCAGTAACGACAAAAAGAGTTGGAGAAAACTTAAACTTACGTTGAATACGTTGTCCATTCTCGTATCCAAGGTAAAGTAAGTTATCCCCAACTAATTGAACGTTGGTGTAAAAACTCATTTAGTCACTGTCTCATACTTTTTCCTGATTGAATCATCAGGTTCAACTATTGTAGCAATAGTCTCTGAATAAAGCAAGATGTCCGTATCATTTGTGTAACGTGGCCACGGTTCCAACGTTCCATCATCGTTAATCATGTATGGATCTTGCATATGACAACTAGGTTCTTCTTCTAGTTGTTCTGCCTTGGTAACTATATGTGTACCACTCTTAAGAATTATCAGTGCTGTCTGCATTATCCTCCTCCAATAATTTTTCTGCGTCAGCGAAGAGTTGTTCCATATCTAGTTCATCACTCTCTCCACCAGATACCATATTTTCATGTCGTTTGAAATTCTTTTCATAATTTTCTTCTTTGATCGCAAGTAGATATTGTTCCGTAATAGAATCTAAAGGATCGTATGCAGTTAGTACATGATGACCTGGTAAAAAGAAATCTCTTTCCTTACTTAAAGGTGCCCATGGAAACCAAGATACTTGATAACCTTTTGTTTGATTAATTACAATACCATCCTCATCATTAGATACAATATCTAATCTAAATGGTTTGTGCATATGAAAACCTATTGGATCCTTACTATTAGGATCTAAGATTTCTTTTACCTCTGTAATTACTTCTTCACCAGATTTTAATAATAAAAGTTTTACACTCATTCTACGTTACCACCTAACTTCTGTACATTAGTAATGTATGTATCCCGAAGACTAGGTACTGGTTCTAATATAGTGACAACCATATTATGATTGATAGGAATTTTAGTTTCTGGTGTTAGGGGACACCATGGAGAATAATTAACTCTCACTTCTGGATCTTCTACTATGCCTGTTCCATCAAGTTTAGGTTGAGAATACTCTACCTTGTATGGAAAGTTCATAATGTATGCCTGTCTAGCACCAGTTTCTTTATCAACTGCTTCTTGTAGATCAGCAATAACATTATCACCATTGAAGAGTACTATAATTTTAATTCTTTCTGAATTAACTAGACCTTGAGCAGGTTCTGGAGGAGTTACGTTTACTGGTTCTTTCTTCTTTGCCATAGCTATAGCTTTAATATAAACATTATAAAGGAGGGGTCAACGTTTGTCAACCCCTCCTATGTAGGACTAGATAAAATCCTTTCTAGCGTGATGTTCTGGAACTATCTTTCCCAGTCTAACCACGAGCAATCCGTCTGTGAATTCGACTCCTCGTATTTCGGTATCATCTGAGAGTGTCCAGACCCTAGTGAAGTCCCTTGCGGCCACTCCTCTATGTCTAAACGTTCTATCATCCTCCTGTTTTTCTTTTGTGCCTTCGACATATAATTTTCCAAACTCCGTAAAGACTTTGAGCTCATCTTTTTTGAAGCCCGCCAAGGCAACCTCCAACCTCGATTCAACATTGTTAATTTCGATTATATTATAGGGTGGGTAATTGGAAGTCGTATCTACTCCATCCCAGAATCGATTGAGGTAATCATCCATGCCAATGCTATTTCTTGCAATCTTCTCCATTAGATCTGGAAGATTTGCAGCATGGTATCTTGCTAAATTAGTCATTTTAGTTCTCCTTAAATAAGCGAGTGTTTAATTTGTGTACCCGAAGCGTACATACTTATTTAAGCACGAACTATAAAAATACGTTATGGTATATACCGTAACTATAAGTACGGTTAATCCTCTTTCTTTTTACCGATGTTATATTTGCTCTCTAGTGTCCAGTCTCCTTTCTCTTTATAAGAAAGAACTTTTATTTGACTCAGAGGTGCTACATCTGCAATAGTTTCTTTAGCAGAAATAGATATCAGACCCCAATCACTTAGTAATTGTACGATACGATTTCTTCTTTGTACATCATTAGTACTTAGATTTGCTTTCTTTCCGTCAAGAGCAAACAGTTCTTTAAAATGTACGATGTAGTATCTACCTTGCTTATGTAAAATGTGGCAAGATTGATATAATTTTTTTTCCTTACGTGAAGCTACACCAATTCTCGTAAGAGTTTCTCTAACCTTAAGGAAGTCATCTGGTTCTTTAAGAACAACTTCCACCATACTATCGACAGTCCACTTAACATCATCTGTGATCGCAGTCATCTTTTTCCTCCCATGTCATGTTTGTTACGAATATATTCAAGTTGGGTTTTGGTTAGAAGATTTAATGCGACCTTCGCTTTCTCATTACTATATCCATAGTGTTTTTTGACCAGATCCAAGTCAGCGACTTGTTCCTTCTTTAACCAAGGGGAAAATCTTTTTCTCTTCCTCAAAGTATATAGTAGAAAAGCATACTGCATGTCCTTATCGACATGAGCATTCATGTTTATCTCGTTCGCAAATAAGACACTATCAACAGCACCAGACAAACATCTATTAACGATGTAAGGAGGATAAGAAGATATCGCTGAAGGGTCATCAGCAATGAGATTTTCTTTAGTGAAGTTGATAGAGTTAAGCCAGTCTTTAAGTTCATATCCCATTAGAATGTCCTGATAGGTCCTACAACACCTGTCTCATTGTTGTTGATTCTATAGATTTGTGTTCTTCCACTTTTAGTTTGGCAATGGATTTCACCACCATTAATAATTGCTTGTGTTATATTACCACCAAAGGTAGATAGTCCACCTTTACGTGTATGATATAGTTGAGCATACCCACTAGGTAATACTCTCACTCCTAAACTTCCCATAATTAAGACAAATTAATTCACGACGTTTTGTTTGATCTATCATGTATGTACCTGTAGATCGCATTGTATAAGTATGAGCAAAGTCATACTGTCTCCACTCCAAAAATCTTTGTACAATTTCTGGGTGGTTATTATATGATATCATGACATTACCCATTGTGTCATCCATGACATCAGCAAATCTTGTATGATCGAAACCTTTATGCAGTTTACCTTTATGACCATATAGATTATCTTTAATATTATATGGAGGATCAACATAGATGAATGTATTATCATCACAAGATATAACTTGATTACGTCCTAGACAATCATCTACAAGATCAGCATAGTCTAAGCATGTAATCTTCCAGTTTTTAATTAGTTTTGAATAGGATGGTAAGTTGTTAATGCCACGTATAGAGAAATTAGAATCACTTGCCTGTGCTGAGAACGCACTTGATTCAGTAAGACCACTGAAACTACATTTGTTCACAACATAAAATGCAACTGCTCTATCTTTTTTATCTAATGACAGATCATTAACTTTATCTTTTCCATCTAGAAATAATCCCTTGGCAGAACCTTGATCAGGATATCTAGATTTTAATTGTTGTAGTTGATCATGAAGATACTCTCCATTATCTCTGAGTTGTACCCAGAAATTATGTAATGGTTCATAGAAATCATTGACCCAGATAGACAAATCAGGATAACGTTTTGTAATCTCGATTGCCATACTACCACCGCCTAAGAATGGTTCACGATACTCCGTGATCTCAGCAGGTAACCACTGACATAACTTAGGAACTGCTCTTGACTTACCGCCAGGATATCTTAGTGGTGTTTTAAGGTTCATTCTTCTACTGATTCTAATTCTTCTATTGCATCTACTGGTACTTCATGACCATCTATGCTGTACCAGTGTTGTGGGATACCGATACTATCTTTCCTTACACCTAGGTATGCTAGATCACTAAAGGTATGCTCTCTTAGCATTGCCTGTAATCTCCAATGCATTAATTCAGATTTTCTCATCTACCTCTAACCAGATAATGTAATCATCAGGATCTAATCCAGTGAGATCTATTTGATCACGACGGAAATCACCTGTTGGAGGTGGGATCAAAGGTTCGTATATACCTCTAGGTCTTCTTTCTTGTGGGTAATTGTCAATCAATGCTTCAACTGCTGTATCAAACCATCTGTTCATAGATCTTGCCATAGCACGATATGATGAACCAACATATAGTTGTCCACCTACAACAGCAACAGCTGTTGCACCCCAGAACCAATAATAAAATCTAGATTTCATTTGTGCTCTGATCTTGTCACGTTTACTCATTAGTTTAGTCATAATCATTTGAATTCACACTCCACCATGATCTCGGTAAGAGCTGCTAATAAATTAATTTCTTGGTCAGCAACAAATGCTGATTGGTATTGATATTTGGAAATAATCAAAACCGCTTGAGGGATGCTAGTAGGTACGAGAGAATCATACAAACTATCATACACAGTTCTCAAGATTGCATTAGGATCATTGTCAAGATTACTTACAATCCATTTACGTACAATGGAAAATTCTTTCTTCTTTAACGCTGATACAAGTTCGCCAAGTCGAACCTCATTTAATACCGCCAGAATGCCAGTGTCGATAGATCCCGACGCTGAGTACCTTTGGAGTTCGTTGAGTGTTCTTCTGAAGTCTGGAAAATATTTCTGGACGACTTCAGCGACCACTGCATTATCAAACTGTACATCTTCTGAGGTAAGTATTCCACGACACCGTTCAAAAAATTGAGCAGCGAGTTGTTGTTTGTTCTTTCCTCTGACATTACAATCAATAACAGTTGTTCTAGAATGAAGTGGTTCGATAATTTTGTTCTTAAAATTACAGGTAAAAATAAACCTACAATTCTTTTGAAACTCTTCGATAGATGCACGCAATAACAACTGCACATCATGTGTGGTGTTATCTGCTTCATCTATAATGATGACCTTATGCTTAGATGATGAGGTCAACGATACAGTAGATGCAAATTGTTTAGCACTATTACGTACAGTGTCTAGAAAACGACCCTCATCTGATCCATTGATCATATAAGAATCAACTCCTATCTCATTGCATAATGCTTTTGCAATCGTAGTCTTACCAATACCTGCAGTACCACATAGGAGTAGGTTAGGAACCTCCCCCTTCTTAACAAAAGATTGGAATGTATCCTTTATATCTTTTGGTAAGATGCAATGCTCGATATGTGTTGGACGATACTTTTCGACCCAGAGAAAATCATCCTTCATACTTAGAATCAGGCTCCAATGCGATTAGATACTCAAGGTCTCTGTTTACATCTTTAAAAAGAGATGCGTTTGCTTTACTAATAACAACTCCATAATCACCAGGTAACAATTTTAGATTTTCTACTTTAAAATTAAAGGAGAATTTCTTACTTGTACTTCCTACATCAACAGCATAACTGTTAGAAGTATCATTCTTCTTGTCACGTACAACAAGTTGAATGGTGTTACCATCACCAATAACTGCTAGATCTTCAATCTGATAGATTGCTGCAGCTTTAATAACATTAGAAAGATCTTTCCATGTAACTGTAAAGCATACATCCTGACTAGGAAGTTCTACTTTGTTCTCAGGAGGAGTGACAATAGTTGATGGATCAGCAAAGAAATATCTTGATGAATTCTTTTTGTCTTTAATAATAACATAGTTATCATTATCAAAACTAAACTCAGGATCTTCAAAGAGAGTAAGTCCAGATAAGAACTCACTCAAATCATAGATAGCAAAACTTTTTGGAAACTGTTCTTCTACTATTGCACGAGACAGAATGTTTTTCTGAATTGATAGAGTTGATAACTCTGTACCCTCCTTAAAACAAATTGATTGATTGATGTTAGAAAAATTCTTGAGGATATCAAGAGTACTTTTGGATAGTTTCATTTACTAAAATAATATAATAGTACACAATAGTGCACCGCCTTTAGAATGTCATCCTGTGGACGACCTTTTTTATTGTATCTGCTTAGATACTTAATTGCATTAGATCTACAGAAAGCTTCTGCGTCTCCAATTGATTCGATGAAATCAAGTGTTTGAATGTTTGATCCTTCACTGGTATAGTGAGCAGAGTATGTACTTTCAATGTACTTCTTTGCCAGTTCTAGTGTTTGATCTTCTTCATACTTACACTTTGACATAATAGGATAATCCTCATCAAGGGTTCCATCCATGACAGAACCCGCTAAACTCCATGCATTAATCATACCACATTATACCTCAAAGTCAACATCTGCGTCAACCTTGTCGTAAAGTTCTTGAAACGCTTGCTTTGTTTCTTCGTCAAAACGAGAGATACATGTAGTGATTGCCTTAGCACGATTACCAAAGATTTGGAATGCTTTGACGATGTGAACAAGTCTACGAGTAGAGATGATCTCATCTACACCACCATCATAGAATGTTCTACGGATGATGTCTGCCCAATCAACAAGTCTCTTGTTGAACTCCTTGTCCTCAGATAAAAGGTCAAGCATCTTCTGCTCTGTAGCAGGTGTTGGATATGCCTGTTCAAAAGTAACAGGAAATCTCTCTAGGAATGCTTCGTTGAGAACATTAGTACCTACGAACCTACCATCGTCAGAACCTTTACCCTTAGTGTTAGCAGTAGCGATAACAGTAAATCCTTTAGAAGGTTTTACATACTTACCAATCTTCTTAAGGAAGACACCTTTGCCTTCAAGAATAGATTGTAAGCATAAGATCTTGTTAGATGCTAGGTCAATCTCATCAAGTAATAGAACTGCACCTCTTTGGAGTGCTTCTACTACAGGACCGTTGTGCCATACTGTGTTGCCATCAACAAGTCTGAAACCACCGATAAGATCATCTTCGTCTGTCTCGATAGAGATGTTAACTCTGATGAGTTCTCTCTTTGTTTGTGCACATGCCTGTTCTACAGAGAATGTCTTACCATTACCTGATAGACCAGTGATGAATGCAGGATAAAAAATCTTAGATGCAATAATCTTTTTGACATCTGGAAAGTTTCCAAACTTAACGAAAGTCTCGTCAATTTGTGGAATAAGGTTTTGCTCTACAGTAGGTAGAACAGTAGGAGAAGCAATTGCTTTCTCTAGAATCTCTCTGCCTTCTTCGATAGTAAGGTTCCATGAACCTTTTTTAACTTGGAATGCTTTTAATTTACGTGCAACTGTAGGATATGCACAACCTTGTGCTGTTGCAAATTTCTTAACGTGAGATGCGTCGATGTTGTTACCGAACTGGTCACGTAATTCGTCTATAAAGTTGACGGATAGTTTTCTCTCGAAAGGCATAATAAAAAGGAAATCAAATGTTTGTATAGTATTATAATGACACATCTCATAGGACTTTGGTACTATGAGTGTGCCACTAATTTAATTGGTCTAAGCAATCTGCTCGATGAAGGAAGATAAGATCTTCTTGTTCATCTTTTTAGCATTGAGAGACTTACTGAATGCTCTCTTAATCTGTGCTTTAGTTGCATCTTCTGCAACTTCAAACTCAGTATCACTCTCAAGTGCACCGATGGATAGAGCATACTGAACTGTGTATGCAGAAGACTTACAGATGAATGATTTTGTTTTTCTCCACTCTCTGTCTGCCTTCTCATATCCATCCTGATCATCATAACCCAAGCACTCACGCTTGAACCTAGACCACTCACCACCAGTACAAAGACGGATGTTCATAAAGGAGCACTCAGGAAAACGATTACGTAACATATTTACAAATGTTTTAGATCCATTATAAGCGTTATCATCAAACTCATATGTTTGACCTGTCTGACGGTCACGTAGACGTGTTAGAGAGTTGATTCTACGAGAAACAATTACTTCAGATCCATCATAATCATATGATAGTTTTTGACCATAACTGGTTCCATAACCCTCGCCATCAGTTAGACATACAACGTGAACTTTTTGTGATCCAGTTCTTGTTTTGAACTCAGGGATAATTTGGTTCATTGCAATCAAACTCTCATCTAATGGAGTGCCACCTAAATTCATTTTTGTTGGTACACCACATCCACGAGTAGAGAATGATCTTGCAATACGGAATAAGTTCTTTGCCTGTTTCTCATGATCACGATTGTTTGATCTGCTAGTTAGAAGATTAACCATGTTGAAGTTACGAACAATAACTTTACCAATATTTTCTGGTGTCTCTTTGTATCCGTAGTTTGAACCACCTGAGTATGCATCAGTGAAAGAATAAACATCATAAGCAATACCAACTTTACGACAGAATGATACTAATGAAAGTACTTGCTTGACAGTAGAGAAGATACAATTAGACATTGAACCTGACCAATCAATGTTGAAAATTAATCCATGATTTTTAGCATCAGGTATTGTAGTAATCTTTCTGAAGATGTCATCATTGTACTTGTATGTGTGTAACTTAGTAGTGTCAAGAACACCAGTTTTAGATACAGTTCTACGAGCATAACCATCTGCTGCTTTCTTACACTCAAACTCTTTTACAAGATAACTAACTTCTTTTTGTGATTGCTTTTTGTATGTGTTATATTCTTTATCTGATTCTCTAATCTCTTCCATGTAGTAGTTTGACATTCTCATGTCATACTCATCAGCAAACTCTCCTTGTTGATGAACTAATATTTTACTATTGTAGAAGTTACTAACATGATTTGAAACTTCTTCATTAGAAATAAATATTTCTTTCTTAAGTGACTTAGGAACTTCAACATAAACAAACTCACGATCACCTGGTAATCTTTGAGCAAGATCTTTGATTGCATCATCAAGTGTATCTGCTGTGTGAACATCATCTGCTGAGTAATCAATATCAGAAGGACCGTTGCCACGACCTGCTTCTTTACCACCAACTGTTTCTTGTTCAAATGTTTCTGCTTCTTCACCTTCACCTTCTTCAGATGGTTCTTGTGGTGTCTTACCTGTAGATAGATCTTCTAAAGGATACTCAGTAGTATCTTCACCTAAATCTGGACGACCTTCAAAAGGAACTTCTATTGTTTCTGTCTTTTCTTCTTCTTGTTGTTGCTTTCTCTGCTCTATCTGCTCTTTAGCAAATGCGTGCATTCTCTTAGCAAGATCAATAGCATCATCGAATGTCTCTATGTTTAATGCATCCTCACGGAATACTACCTCGTCAGCATTAAAAGGAACATCCACAAAACTACCAATCTTGTAGTGTAGGTTTAACTTGTCTGCTATGTTTAAGTTGTCCCAATTAACATCTTCAACCTTAAAGAAATCTTCTGATGCAAGAACATTATAACCACCAAAGAATGTCTTAGGAAGACCTTCATATCTACGCTTCATTAACTTCTCAATACGAATGTCCTCAGTTACATTTACAAAACTAAGAGGAACATCTTTAACGAAGTCCCAACGGTTAGGTGTGTATAGTGCATGACCTACCTCATGAGCAATCAGCATGTCAACTACTAGATTGCTGTTGTGATGCCACATTGGTAGAGTGAGAACTCTAGTCTCAACATTAAATTGTGCTGTGTCTACCTGACGATGTTCTACAATAAGATCTTCTTGAGCAAGTAGTTTAGCGAGTGATTCTTTGACTAGGTTCATAATGTTGGATGCTGTATACTATACAGTATAATAAGAAAACCGCCCCTTGGGACGGTTTAGTAGACACTTTATTAACTGTCCACGACGTTTCCTTGCTTGACGCAATGCTTGTGGCTTCAAGTGTCGCTTCTTTTCTTTTTTTGAATGGTGTTGCCAGTTAGGTACCTTCATTTTTCTTGGGGACTAAAGTGTACTCTTGATGAGCATGCTCTAGAAGATGATCTAGTTTTGCATTCATCTCATCTATCTTAGCACATATTTCAGCATGATCGTGACTTGGTCCGACATAACCTAGAGGATCTACATTAAATGTAATATCTCCTGTATCTACTCCAGAGATAGAAATGTCATCTGCTATATCTTCTTCTGGTCTTGGGTTTGAAAATGTCATAATTTTTGGGGGGCAGTGTTTTATTTATTCTTCTCTACTGATTACAGAGAAGTTTTGTTTCTTTTCAACACGTAAGGTTGAAGCAAATTTATCCTGTAAGGATTCTGTCTTATGGGAAATGACAAATACATTTGTCTTATCCGATACAGTATGGAGGATCTTTAGAAAATCATCAGTACCTGAGTTATCCAAACTACTGTCAAAGATTTCATCTAAGATTAGCAGATTAGTATTGGCACTATTCTTCATCTTGGCAATAGTTCTCCAAGTGAATAGTAGGGCAAGATCAATCCTCATCTTCTCACCCTCAGAGAATGAAGCATAGGTAAACTCATCTCTGAACCTAGACTTAATAGTCTCCTCAAAGTTTTCATCAAGATCAAATGAGACATAGAAATCTAATTCCTTAAGGTATCTATTGATCAACTGATTCATAACAGGCAAATACTTTTTAATAATACCTGCCTTGATACCAGTATCCCTGAGCATATTGGTAATGACATCATAATCGTTACGAACTTTCTTAGCGTCAAGTAGGGATTCCTCTACCTTCAAACCAGCACTAGCTAGATCTTTTAATTTCTTTTTCTCTTCTTTTATATTGAGACTACCTCCTGTGGATATCTTATCCTCTATTTTCTTTATCTCTCTCTTCTTCCATTGTATCTCTTTATTATATGAATTTATTTTCTGCTGTATCTCTCTGAGATCAGACATGATAACTTGTTTGTCCTGTACCTTCTTGACAATAGCATCAAGATTGGTTTTAAGTTTCTTTGTAGCAATATCTAATTCATTTAATTGTGTAGAAATCTCAACCTTCTTGGCACTTCTAAGGTTTTTGGTAATTGCTTGTTCACAGGTAGGACAACTATCATGGTTCTCAAAAAACTTATACTCTTTATTAAATGCTTTTCTTTTATCTTTAAACCTAGACTCATATATCTTGAGTTCACTTAGTTCTGTTTCTACATCACCATATGCTTCCAAACTTTTTTCATATGATGCAGAGATATCTAAGTTATCAGATACATTGACCATAATAGAATCAATCTCACCTTCAAGAGTTATGATCTCCTCTTTACGTCTAACAGTATTTGCAGAAGATTGTTCCTCAAGAGTAGAAATAAACTTTTGTTGTAGTTGTACCTTCTCTTTTGCTAGATCATATTGATACTCACATTCTCTAATGTTCTCCTTTACTCCTTTTACTCTATCTTTCAATATAGAATTCATAGTAGAGAAGATACGAATATCTAAAAGATCCTCAATAACTTCTCTACGGTTGGGGGGGTTGAGTTGCATAAAAGGAACAAAGCATGACGATCCTAAGACCACCACCTGAGTAAATGATTTATAATTCAACCTCAGTATACTTTGCTCCAGATGTTTTTGCTGCTCATTGATCGCTGCTTCTTGGGAAAGCATTTGACCATCAAGATAAATTTCAAACAACGTAGGTTTAAATCCACGTCGTATCATATAGTCACGGGAACCAATACTAAATTCAATCT